AGTATAGTATGAAAAACTTAAAAGTTGTAGAAAAAAAAGAAGTAAAGAATATTCTTTCTTTTAATCCAGTATCAAATAAACAAAGTGCCTTTACTGCTCAAATAACAGCAGTTGAGGCTCAACATATTCTTGATTATCATAATAACGATAATAGAAAGTTGTGTCCTTCACAAGTAAATAAGATTACAAAATCAGTCGTTGATGATGGTTGGCAATTTGATGGAAATCCTGTTATTTTTAATACAAAAGGAAATATTACTGAAAGTCAACATAGATTAACTTTTATTGCTAACAGTTCAGACCCTACAAAAAAATATGATATTGTTGTTGTATTGGGAGCAGCACCAGATTCATTTTCTAATACTGCTATTGGTAAACCTAGACGCCCACATGATGAAATATATAGAAAAGATAATTCAGCTCTTTCATCTCAAACTGCTATTTTAGGAGATTTGTTAAATCGTACTAAAGATAAAAGATTATCAATGACTAATGCTGTTACGAAATGGAATGACTGGAAAGATTATATAATTGAGGGTTCTGAAATAATTGATAGTTTTTTGTCAAATACTGAAGATTTTAATTCTCAAAGAAAAACAATCGGTGCATGGGCAACTTTATGTATTAGAAATGGTTATAAAGAAGTAGCTGAAAAGTTTTTAGAAATGTGGGAAGAAGAAGTTAATAAAACTGGTACTTATAAATTGACTTCTGATTTTATGGATTATTGGAAGGAACAAGCTTGGAGTATTGGACAAGAGCCAAAATTATCATTAATTTATAAGTTGTTATGTGTATCAACTGATAAATTACTAAAAAGTCCAGACGGTGTAATTGCATTAGATATTTCTTTAGATAAATTAGAATATAAGACATTAAAAGGTACTTATAAAAAGTTTTTAGTTTGAGAAAGGAGATAAATAATGGCAGTTAAAGATTTTATTAAACAATTAATCAAGGAGTCAGGAAATGATATGGCGTCGATTGTATCCTCTGGGATTATTGGTGATAGCAATAGTTATATATCTACTGGGTCTTATTCGTTAAACGCATTATGTTCTGGGTCAATGTATGGTGGAGTGCCATCAAATAAAATTACTTGTTTTGCCGGTTCAGAAGCAGTCGGCAAAACTTTTATCACTTTAAGTATTGCTAAGAATTTTCTTGATCAGGATGAGAAAAATCTTGTAATTTATTTTGAGAGTGAAGGTGCATTGACAAAAGATATGATTGAAGAACGAGGGTTGGATATAAATAGAATTGGACTATTTCCGGTAGCTACCGTGGAGGAGTTTAGGACTCAATGTGTTCGTATTATTGAGAATAGTGGTAAGAATGATGGTAAGATGATGATATTCTTGGATTCATTAGGAAATCTTTCTACTATGAAAGAAATGGGTGATGTTGCAGGTGGTTCTGATAAAAGAGATATGACACGAGCCCCAATGATTCGTGGCACATTTCGTACACTTGCTTTGATGTTATCAAAACATAATATTCCTTTGATATTAACTAATCATACTTACGACGCAGTTGGTAGTATGTTTCCAAAGAAAGAGATTTCGGGTGGTGGAGGAATTAAGTATGCGGCCTCAACTATTGTTACATTAGGGAAACGAAAAAACAAAGATGGAACAAATGTTATTGGTAATATCATTAAAGCCAAACTAGTCAAGGGCAGAATGACTAAAGAAGAATCTATTATTGAAATGATGTTGGATTATGAAAAGGGTTTAGATAAGTATTATGGTTTAATTACTATTGCAGAAAAGTATGGTATCTTCAAAAAGGTATCTACTAGATTTGAAACACCAGCTGGAAAAGCATTTGAAAAAACTATTATCAATGATCCTGAGAAGTATTTTACAGAGGATGTAATGAAACAACTTGAAGAAGCAGTATTTAAGGAATTTAATTATGGCAGTAAAGATGGAAAACAAGACGTTTAGTGCATGGATAACATATCAAGCAATTAATGCCCATTTTACCAGAGAGTATGATTATTTCAAGTATAATGGTAAATTGAATATGACTGAATATTCAATGGAAAAACAATTTAATAAACATGAAAGTGGTGGTAAATTTTCAGCACAAAGAACAATTTTTTCTAATTTAGGAAAGACATTTAAGTATAAAGAAGATTTAGTATTTTTTTATTTATCACAATTTACAAATAATATAACATACCCTTCTTGTTTTGATAGTGATTTATATGAAGATTATAAAGAGAGAATGAATAATTTTCATTTCTATTTGAAGCGTGATATTGAAGAAATTATTCAATATATGGAGGAGTATGGTAAAACATTTGACGAATTGTTTATAGCCGAACAGGTTAATCATCCAGCTATATTAAAACTTGGTTTATCACGGAGCATCTCATTAGAGACATTTACTACACTTGATATTGTTTTAAATTTTCTTCCACAGATGGAAAAGAAATTAATTGACCCTGCATCAAAAGATTTTATTAAATTGGTAAGAAATTATAAGCCATTCTTATCCATTGATGTAGAAAAGGAAAAGAAAATAATTAGGGATATATTATATGAGAACTGAAAGTTTGATATTAGAAAACTTGATACATAATGGTAATTATTCTAGTGTTATTGGTGTCTTTTTAAAACCAGAGTATTTTAAAGATAATAATGAAAAGATTATTTTCACAGAAATACAAAAACATATTGCTGAATATAATAAACCACCTACAATAGAATCATTGTCTGTAAAGTTAGAAAAAAGAAATGATTTGAATGAGGCAACATTTAATAAATGTGAAGAGCTTCTAAAGACATATAAACAAAAAACAGATGATGAAGAATGGTTAGTTCAAGAAACAGAAAAGTGGGCAAAAGACCAAGCAGTATATAATGGTATTGTTGAAAGTATTTCAATCTTAGAAGGTAAAGAAAAACAAAAGTCTAAAGATGCTATTCCAGAAATACTTACAGAAGCATTAGCCATTTCATTAGATACAAGTGTCGGGCATAGTTATTTGGAAGATGGTGATGATAGGTGGGAATTTTATCATAAGAAAGAATCTAAGATTCCATTTGAAATGGTTATGTTGGATAAAATTACTAATGGAGGAATATCACCAAAAACACTTACTGTATTATTAGGTGGAACTGGTGTTGGTAAAACTTTAGTAAAAACACATTTTGCAAGTCAGTATATGAAACAGGGTTTAGATGTTTTATATATTACTATGGAAATGGCAGAAGAAAGAATAGCAGAAAGAATTGATGCTAACTTGATGGATATTGATATAGGTGATTTACATATTATTCCAAGAGATAGTTTTCAAAAGAAACTAGATAAATTAAATATTGGTAGATTAATTATTAAAGAATATCCAACAGCAGGAGCTCATGTTGGAAACTTTCGTGCATTGATTAGAGAGTTAAAAATTAAAAAAGATTTTACACCAAAGGTAATTATTTTGGACTATTTGAATATTTGTGCATCAAGTAGAGTTAAGTGGGCAGCTAATATGAACACTTACATTTATATCAAGTCTATTGCAGAGGAAGTTCGTGGATTAGCAGTTGAGTGTAATGTTCCCATTATTACAAGTTCACAATTAAATCGGGAAGGGTATGGTAGTAGTGATCCTGATTTGACTAATACCTCAGAAAGTTTTGGATTACCAGCAACAGCAGATTTGATGTTAGCAATTATGGCAAAAGATGATGATACAAGTAGTAAGAATCAGATATTATTTAAACAGTTAAAGAATCGTTATGCTGATCCTAGTATTAATAGTAAATTCTTGGTGAATGTTGTTAAGAAACGAATGAAACTTGAAGATATTGAAGAAGATGATCAACCAAAATTGGCTGGTGATGGAAGCAATAAGTTTTATGAGAAAAAGACAGAAGCTAATACAAACTCTAATCCGTTTGTATTAAAAATTAAACCAGAACGCAGAAAAGTTGATAATTGGAATATATGATATATAAATATAAGATACAAAGGAGGCTACAATGCAAGATTTAACTATTTCAGATGGTTGGTTCAAAAAAGAAGAGGATAAACCTGTAATGAGAAAGTTATGTGAACATAAGGCGAATACGACTACTTTGGACTATGATATAGGTATAGAATATTGTAATTTTTGTGGT